AGTTGTTCAGCGTTTCATCTATTGAGTCCGACATTATTAGCGGGCTCAATAGAAAAGAGGACTGTGAGCGTTTTGCCCACATCCTCTCAACCAGGGGGTTTTCCCCTGGAGACTCCAGGACCTCTAAGAAGTCCCTGGAGAAATTTGAAAGGACTGTTACAACTCCTTTCAGTCTTAGCTACGAGATCGGTCATAAGATCGATCTGGCAGCTTCGACCTTTGGTAGGATTCTACGTAGTAGAGACCTCCCGAAGGACTCCGTACACATCTCTATGAGCTGTGTCGGTAGCTTCGACAAGACCGTCCTTGAAGGCGGCCGTGCCGAAGAGATGCGTGAAGCGATCAGATTCTGGTTGCTCCACGTTCCCGATCGTCACGAGAAAATCGAGACGATCTTTGGCCAAATGAGGTGTCCAAAGGACTTTCCTCGTTGGGCTACCTGGACCAGGGACATTTCTGAGAATATGTCCTGTGGTCCTAATGCCACATTTCAATGTGACATGATTAATGACCTCTGTGAACAGTGGGTCATTAACAATGCACCATTAGTCGAAGTTAAATACGACTTTGGTTCAAAATCCGCTCTTGAAACACAGTTTCTGAGGGATTATTTCTCCGGGGCCCCTATTGGGGACCCCAACGAGGATGGAGGGTCCACCGAGGGAAAATCCTCAGAGGATCCGAAGGCCGAAGGTCCAGATATGGACCTCGACGAAGATGATGAGGAGCTTATAGATTATCTATTCTCCTTATCACTGAAGGACCTTTATCTTTTCTTCGACAAGAGAAAGGTTCCTAACATGTTCCTCGAACAATTCGGGTTACATGAGGATCCGCGGGAGCAGTTTAAAACTGCCCCCCCGGTAGATCCATTTGTGCATAGTTACTATACACAGGATCCAAACACCCCTGTTCCAGACGAAGTCGTGGAGGGGTTCTTCGGCCTCGAGATCCCAACATGGGAGAACCTCGGGGTCTCTCAGCTTTCTGAAAAAGCTGGGCTTGGTAGATTTTCTACCAGATTCCTTGGATTTGATTCCTATCTGGGAAACCAAATCATGGTCGTGGCCTTCTTAGAAGGCCAGGCCGCCGGCCACATTGTCGGTTCAACCGTCAAAGGGCCAATCCCTGCCAGGGTTCTAACTGTGTCAGAGCCGGGTAGGAAGTCACGTATTGTGACTACTTCGCCTTGGTGGAATGTAATTCTACAACAAGGTTTGGGACATGTACTCAGGGAGTACCTTTCCTTTTTACCTTCCGCAACTTTCGGTCTACGGAAGGCAGATCAGGCATGGCATTATATGCGCATACTTGAAAACCGGAACTTTTCGGAAAGCGAAGAGTTCTGTCTATCATCTGACCTCGAAGAGGCCACTGATAATATTCCCAAGGAGGTAGCCCAGCTACTCCTTAGGACTTTCTGCCAATC